TGAAATTTTTGGCTTGACGCATAGGATTTTGAGATGACTGTTAGTCTTAAACACGCATTTACGTCTGCCAAGCCCGATGGGCCTGATGCTACACAAGTTCAGCCGTCCAATTGGAACGCCGAACATACCTTGACTTGTGCTACGGCTCGTATTTTGGGCCGTACAACGGCGGGCGACGGCGTTGTTGAAGAGTTGACTGCTGGCACGGGCATTACGCTGTCTGGTGGCTCTGTCAGCGTTACATCTGGCACATACGCCACGCTGACAGGTACTGAAACGCTCACCAATAAAACGCTGTCTACGGGCAATACGATTGACGCTGGTACGACGATCAGCAGCACGGGTACGATCTCAGCTACGTCGCCCGGCTTTCGAGGTTTGCCGCAAAGCACCAAGACGACATCATACACGCTGGCGCTAACCGATGCAGGCACGCACGTCTCAACCACTGCCAACGTCGTCATCCCGGCAAACTCGTCGATTGCGTTTCCTATCGGCACGGCTATTTCGGTGTACAACGATAGCGCGTCTACGATCTCCATTTCCATTACGACAGACACTTTGCGTCTTGCTGGCACGACCACTACAGGCACACGCACCTTGGCGACTTACGGCGTGGCTACGCTGCTTAAAGTCAAAGCGACCACATGGGTTGTCATGGGGAACGTAACCTAATGTCAGGTATTTTGATGACATTTGTATCTTCAGGTGTCACGCCGGGGCCTGCACTTGAAACACATACGCTTACGACGGGTAGCAGCGGAACCGTAGGAAACCGTGCGCGCGGCTATATATTGTCTAGTTTTGGTAATTTTTCGCCAACCGCCACATCGCTGTCCGGCGCAACTCAGATAACTCAAATTTATTACGATGAAGCAGGCCCCAGCTATTATTTAAAGTTTAACGGCGGCACAAATAGCGGTTGGACATATATGACTGTGGACTCAACCACTATATTTACGCGCGCGGCAGCGACTTATGACCCTGTTTTATTTGCTTGGCAGTGGTCCACTACAGATATAATCAGCAACCAAGTTTTTGGTAACGCAGGCACAACACACTCAATCGTGTTCTCATAAGGGCATCTAAATGGCCGTAACTGTAACGCACTCTACCCCCGCAGACGGCACGTTTAGTGCCACGGGCGCGGCTGCGTGGAACGCGGATCACAATTTTACGGGTACGATTGATGTAACAAACGGCGGCACAGGTGCGACTACGCTGACGGCCAACGCGCTGCTCAAGGGTAACGGCACATCTGCTATCTCTGCATCATCGCTTTCTGATGACGGAACGCTTTTGACTGCAACAAATGGATTGCGCCTTAACACAACTAACCGCTCCGCAGCCGCATGGACAACCTCAGGCATCAACCTAATCCAGAGCGCGGCGACCTTTACGGATACGACCAGCACGGGGACTGTTGCTGATGTTCGGATTAATCAATTTAACGCGCAGACAGTCGCTGCATCGAACACGATTACAATTAGCAATCTTTACGGCTCTTCTTTTGCCAACCCAGTTGCAGGAACAAACGTAACTGCTACTGCGGTATGGGCAGTTCGCGCCGAAAGTTTGCTTGTTGGCGGGACGCATACAGTTTCTGGAACATTAAACGCCAATGGCCCGCTTAATATAAGCGGCGGCATGAGTGCGACTACTGGAACCATAAACATTGGCAGTGCGACTGGTTCACAGACACTGCAATTTGGTTATGGTGTCACTGCTTCTGGCGCTGGTAAGGCCATAAACATCGGAACAGGTGGCGCGTCAGGCAGCACGACGGCCATTACGATTGGCTCCGCTACATCTGGTGCAACTCAGACAACAACAGTTAATGGCCGTGTAACTTTGGCCCCCATTGGCGCGTCAGCTGCTGCGTGGACGACTTCAGGCATTGGCTTGGTGCAGAGCGCGGCTACGTTTACTGACACAACCAGCACGGGGACTGTAGCCGCCGTCCGCATGAACAATTTTGCGGCGCAGACTTTGGCGGCAAGCAATACGATGACAGCAACGCTGCTTTTCGGTTCGTATTTTACTAATCCTCTAGCTGGAACAAATGTCACCGCTAGCAGCCGCTTTGCCCTTGGTGCGGATAGTATTTATACCCAAGACATTTATGCCAACACCACACTGCAAAACAACACAAATTCATTTATAAGTAACACCACGGTTACTGTAACGGCGAATATTGGAGCAGGCGTTACCGCGTCCGGCAACACAAAAACAGTCAACATCGGCACTGGTGGCGCATCCGGCTCCACGACCAACATCACGCTTGGTTCATCCACATCAGGCGCAACGCAGACGACCACAGTCAATGGTCAGGTAACGCTTGCACCTATCGGCGGTTCTGCGGCTGCATGGACGACCAGCGGCATCGCGCTCAGGCAGTCGTCTGCGACATGGACAGATACGACCAGCACGGGTTCGCCAGCTCAAATCGCTGTTAATAGTTTTGCTGCTCCGACCGTTGCGGCAACAAACGTCATCACCCCAAGCTACACCTATAACACCTACTTTGCTGCTCCGATCAACGGGACAAACGTCACGGCAGGGTTTAGGGCCGCTGTCGGCGCTGACACGCTCCATGTGGTTGGAACTGCATTTCTAGCAGCAAATGCTGACATTTCTTCGCAAACCACCACTGCAACAGTTCGAATTGCGTATGGGGCTACCGCATCAGGCCAGACGAAAACAGTCAACATCGGCACTGGTGGTGCAAGCGGCTCTACAACGAACATCAGCATCGGAAGCGCAACGAGCGGCGCGGCTAGCACGACAACGCTGAATGGTAAGACGGCATTCACTGGAACTGCGCAGCTTCAGGGCTACACGGTCGCTACGCTGCCAGCAGGGACGCAAGGCATGACAGCCTTTGTGACGGACGCACTTGCGCCTACTTGGAATACAGCACTTGTCGGCGGCGGGGCAGTCGTCTGTAAGGCATTTTATAACGGCACAGCATGGGTGGCAGGATAATGGCTATTAAATACGATTGGATCGTCAACGAAATGTTCGCCTATCCGCAAGCGGATGGCTATCAAAACGTTGTGTTTGGCGTGGCATACACGGTCTCGGCTAGTGAGGATGACTATGCGGCATCGCAGTCCTACCAAATCCCGATGCCGCCGCCTGAAGCAAACTTTACGCCCTATGCGGACTTGACTCAAGATCAGGTCATTAGCTGGATTCAAGGCCAGCTTGGGCCTATCGGCGTTGCGGCTGCGCAAGATCAACTGGCCCAGATGATCGCGGAACAGCAAAACCCATCGGTGGTTACACCACCCCTACCTTGGGGATGATAAGCTATGGGGCCTTTTTTTGGCGGAAACTTCTTTTCAGGTGGCTTTTTTGCTGCTATCATAGCGTCGGTTCAAGATTTATTTGTTGAAATTCGTTCATTCACAGAACGCAGGAGGTTCTAAGTGGCTATTAATCTCAAAGCCATTACTAGCTGCTTGGGCTACCAGCAGATTACAAGTTTAAGTTCCGCGACCAATCTGACGGTTCCTACGACCGACCCGTCTGGTTTGAACGCCAAGCCGACCATCGCACTTATTACGCCGGAAGGTCAAGCTGTGCGTTGGCGCGACGATGCGACGGCTCCCACGGCGTCGGTCGGTATGCCTTTGGCTGTTGGCGTGACGCTGCAATATGACGGCGATCTGACCAAGATTCGCTTCATTGAGCAGACCGCCGGGGCCAAGCTGAACATCTCCTACTATTGCTAAAGGCAACACCCATGAACATCTCCAACGACGCACCCGGCACTGACTACGTTACTTACTTTACGAAGCAGTTTCCGATTGACCTCGCCAACATGGCGGCGCTGAAGGACGAACTTGCCAAGCGTCAGGGCGCGTTGAGTGCCGTTGAAGATGCGCTGGCTGACCGCGAAGCAGCGGCCAAAGAATTGGCAGACGCTAAGGCCGAAGCTGAAAGCATTCGCGCTGATGCAAAGGCTGACGCCGCAAAAGCCAAGGCTGCTAATGACGCCGCTAAGGCTCGTGAAGCGGCGGTTGCTGCCGCTGAAGCCGCGCTGGCTGAAAAGGTTAAGGCTGCCGAAGCCGATCTGGCTGTGCGTCTCAAGGCGTGCCAAACGCTTGAAGCAGGTCAAGCCAAGCTGACCGCCGAACTGGCGGACAAGCAGGCTAAGTTGGATGCAGACGCTGCTGCGCTCGACGCGCGCGTTAAGAATTTTCAGGCAAAGGTCGCAAACCTTTCTGCCTGACAATAAGACCGTACTGATGCGGAACATCAGGTGACTTGAAAGGGTCAAACCACATGGACGAAAACGTCCCTATTGAAGCGGAAGCACCCGCGCCGGAACTGGAAACCACGGCGGCTCCAGAACCCGCAGTAACCGATACGCCGGAAGAGCAGCCTGCCGAGCAGGAAGCGTCCAAGACCTTCACACAAGAAGAACTTGACGCAATTGTCGGTAAGCGTCTCGCAAGAGAACAGCGCAAATGGGAACGCGAACAGGCTCAACGTCTCGCGGAAATCCAATCTCAGCAGGCGTCAACGCCGTCTGCGGATTTGGCTCCAGAGCAGTTTGAGACTTACGAGGATTACGCAGAGGCATTAGCCGAACGTAAAGCCGAGGAGTTGTTGCGGCAGCGGGAAACCAAGCAGCAGCACCAAGCAATTCTTGAGCAGTACCACGAACTAGAAGAAACGGCGCGCGATAAATATGATGATTTCGATCAGATCGCGTACAATCCGAACCTTCCCGTTACCGAGTACATGGCTCAAAGCATCCAAGCTTCTGACATTGGCCCTGATGTCCTTTATTGGCTAGGGACCAACCCAAAAGAAGCGGATCGCATCGCCCGTTTGAACCCGATCTTGCAAGCAAAGGAAATCGGAAAGATTGAGGCGTCTTTGTCGTCCAATCCCCCGGTTCGGAAGACATCAACCGCCCCGGCGCCGATTGCTCCTGTCACGCCACGCGCTTCTGGCGCGTCTGTATTGGATACGACTGACCCTCGCTCTATTAAGAGCCTTAGTACGTCAGAATGGATCGAAGCAGAACGGCAGCGGCAGATCAAACGGTACGAGGCACTACGTAACCGCTAAATTGGGACTTTAACCATGTCTAACTCGATTCTTACTATTGACATGATTACGCGGAAGGCTCTGGAAATTCTGGAGAACAACCTCGTACTCACCCGTAACGTGAACCGCCAGTACGACGACAGCTTTGCCGTCGAAGGCGCGAAGATTGGCTCGACCTTGCGCATCCGTCTGCCCGACCGTGCGCTCGTCACCGACGGTGCTGCGCTTCAGGTGCAGGATGATAACGAACAGTACACCACGCTGACCGTTGCCAACCAGAAGCACATCGGCGTGAACTTCACGACCGCTGAAATGACCATGCAGTTGGACGACTTCGCTGAACGTGTTCTGAAGCCGCGTATTTCGCAGCTTGCCGCCAGCATCGACGCTGACGTTGCGAACGCCTTCAAGACGGTCGGCAACTCGGTCGGCACGCCCGGCACGACCCCGGCTACGTCGCTGGTTCTGTTGCAGGCGCAGCAGAAGCTGAACGAAAACGCTGCCGTCATGTCGCCGCGTTATGCCACCGTCAATCCGGCTGCGAACGCCGCGTTGGTTGAAGGCATGAAGGGTCTGTTCAATCCGACCGACACGATCAGCCGTCAGTTCAAGAACGGTTTGATGGGCACTGGCGTCCTTGGTTTCGACGAAATCAATATGTCGCAGTCCATCAAGCAGTTCACCACTGGTTCGCGTACCGCGACGGGTGGTTCGACTGCCGCCGCGATCACCAGCGAAGGTGCGTCGGCCATCAGCATCACGGGTGCTGGCGCTAACGCGACCATCAAGGCTGGCGACGTGTTCACCGTTGCCGACTGCTTTGCTGTTAACCCGCAGACCCGCGAAAGCACGGGTTCGCTGTTCCAGTTCGTCGCTCTTGCCGACGTCACGCTGAACGGTTCTGGTGCTGGTTCGGTCACGGTTGCCCCGGTCTATTCGGCCAACCATG